AGGAGAAAAGGGTGATAATGGATTAACGGGAGCACAAGGAGATAAAGGACAAAAGGGTGAAGGACAAAAGGGTGAAAAAGGTGCTCCATCAACTGTGGCAGGTCCAGCAGGTGGTAAAGGAGATAAAGGTGAAGTTGGATCAGATGGACAAAAAGGAGAAGCAGGTGTCAATGGAAATGATGGAGATAAAGGAGAGAAAGGTGAATCAGGTGCAGGTGGATCTGGTGGTGCAAGTGTAACTATATCTGATACAGCACCAGGTTCCGCAAACAATGGTGATTTATGGTGGGAGAGTGACACTTTTGATTTACACGTTTATTATGAAGACGGTACTTCTAATCAGTGGGTATCAATCACACAAAGTGGAGCCTTAAAAGGTGAGAAAGGAGACTCAGGCACAAAAGGTCAGAAAGGTGAGGTGGGTCAAAAAGGAGAGATAGGAACAAAAGGACAAAAAGGCGAAATCGGACCTGAAGGTGGATCTGGAGGACCTGGTAATAAGGGAGACAAAGGAGATAAAGGTGCTCCCTCAACAGTAGCAGGTGACAAAGGAGAAGCAGGTGATAAAGGTGAAATAGGTGTTGGTGATAAAGGACAGAAAGGTGCAACTGGTGCGGATAATTCCACTAAAGGTAGTAAAGGTGACAAAGGTGCACCAGGTGTTGATGGAAATGATGGAGACAAAGGTGCTCCAGGTGCTGATAACTCAACTAAAGGTGAAAAAGGTGCACCAGGTGCGGATAATTCCACTAAAGGTAGTAAAGGTGATAAAGGTGTGCAGGGTTCTGGTGGAACTGACGGAAATGATGGAACTGATGGAGACAAAGGACAAAAGGGAGAGATAGGTGAAAAAGGAAATACTGGAGATAAAGGATCAGCAGGAACACCTGGTGGTGTCGGAACATCATCAGTGCAATACTTTACATCTAATGGAACTTGGACAAAACCATCATCTGGTAATTTTGTTAACGTCTATATGTGGGGCGGTGGTGGCGGTGGCGGTTCAGGAGGATTTAAAAGAGGTGGTGGCGGTGGCGGTGGATATGCCGAATACCGTATTAAAATGTCTGATTTAGGATCAACTGTGAGTGTGACTATTGGTGGTGGGGGATCTACTAATAACAATGGTGGAACATCACAATTTGGTAGTAGTGCTTATCAAGCTGGTGGTGGTAATGCAGGAAATGCAACCAGTAATTACACTGATGAGCAGGACTTAGCTAGAGGAGGAGTTGGAGGATCACCATTAGGAACAGGAACTGGAGATGGCAGAGCATCATGGTTCACAGATGATTCTGGTTCTATTAATAGTTTCTCATCCACAGTTAATCAAAGAGATGGTCATACAGGTGGTCCTGGTGGAACTGGTTATGCTCCTTCAGCTTATTCTCATGCTGGTAGAGGAGGTAGTGCATACATGGCAGGTGGTGGTGGAGGAGGTTATGCTAGTCCTGGTGGATCTGGAACTGGTGGAACAAGTTATGGTGGAGGAAATGGTGGTGGAGGAAATAGTGCTGGAACAGCACCAGCTGGTGGTGGAGGAGGAAACCAGTCTGGAGCGAGAGGTGAAGTTTGGGTGGTCGTTGTTTAGAAACTGAATAAATATTGTCATGGCAGTTAATTTTCCAGATACACCAAGCGTAGGACAAGTTCACTCTGAGGGTGGAGCTAATTGGAGATGGAGTGGATATGCATGGAGAAGAATACCTGATCCTGGTGCAAAAGGTGAACCAGGATCAAAGGGTGATAAAGGTCAAAAGGGAGAAATAGGTCTTACAGGTAGTGAAGGAGACAAAGGTATAAAAGGAGAACCATCTACTATTGTAGGTGATAAAGGTGATAAAGGACAAAAGGGTATAGATGGAACAGGTTCCGATGGATCTAAAGGTGATAAAGGCATAAAGGGGGAACCATCAAATGTTAAAGGACAGAAAGGTGAGGTAGGAAATGATGGTTCTGATGGAGATAAAGGGCAAAAGGGTGAAGAAGGTGCAGTTGCAGCAAAAGGTCAAAAGGGTGAGAAAGGAGAAGTTGGTGATAAAGGTGATAAAGGACAAAAAGGTGTAACAGGATCTCGCACCTTTACTGTAACAAATAGTAGTGCGAGTGCTTATGTTATAGATGGATCAAATAATCCTACACTCACTCTTGTTCGCGGATTTACTTATACTTTCAATGTCAATGCTACAGGTCATCCATTCTTTATAAAAACATCTGCAGTTACAGGATTAACAAATCAATATACAAATGGTGTGACAAATAACGGTGTTGAGGTAGGAACTCTTACCTTCGCAGTTCCATACGATGCACCTAACACCCTTTATTATATTTGTCGATATCATGGTTCAATGCAAGGAACTATTAATATTGTTGATTTAGGAGTTAAAGGTGATAAAGGTGATAAAGGACAAAAGGGTGAAGTGGGAGATAAAGGTATCAAAGGTGATAAAGGTGATAAAGGTCAAAAAGGTCAAGATGGAAATGATGGAACTGGTATAAAAGGAAATAAAGGAGAAGTAGGTAATTTTGGTGGAGCGACATTTGATTATACTTTTAGTTCTTCTACAGGCACACCAACTGATTTAAACACTGGAAGATTTAGATTTAATAACTCATCTGTAAGTTCAGCGACTGTAATATTCATAGATGATGAGGATGATAATGGAACAGATATTCAACCATTTTTAAGAACAATTGATGATTCAACATCCACAATTAAAGGTCACGTTAGAATATCAAATAAATTGAATGCAGATGATTTTGCAATATTTACAATATCTTCAGCATCTGAGCAATCAGGTTTTCATCAAGTTAATGTTGGTTATGTCTCTGGTAGTGCAACTTCTTTTAGTAATGGTGAAGATATTATTGTAACATTTGCAAGAACTGGTGATCAAGGTGAAAAAGGTCAAAAAGGACAAACTGGTGCTGACAACTCAACCAAAGGGGAGAAAGGTGCACCAGGTGCTGATAACTCCACTAAGGGTGATAAAGGTGATAAAGGAGATCAAGGATCCTCAATAAAGGGTGAGCCTGGACAGGATAATTCAACTAAAGGTGAAAAAGGTGCACCAGGTGCTGATAACTCCACCAAAGGTCAGAAGGGAGATCAAGGACAAAAAGGACAAACTGGTGCTGATAATTCCACAAAAGGGCAAAAAGGGCAAAAAGGACAAACTGGTGCTGATAACTCCACAAAAGGGCAAAAAGGTGAAGTAGGTAATCAAGGAACTCCAGCGATATCAAATGAGTCTGCTTCTAATTGGCGTGAACTTGTTTTTATTAATTCATCAAGTTCGACCACAATAAAATGTAATGATACTGGTAGACTTCAGGTAAGATCAAGTGATGGTGCTGTGAGAGTTGCTGGAGATATTACAGCATTTTACAGTTCTGATGTAAGATTAAAGAAAAATATTTCATCTATTCAAAATTCATTAGATAAAGTAATTTCAATTAGTGGTAATACGTTTGAGTGGAATGATAAGAGTTTAAATGAGGGAAAGGAAGTAGGTGTTCTTGCACAGGAGATAGAAAAACTTGGATTACCAAATGTCGTAACCACTAGAGAAAATGGATTTAAAGCAGTTCGATATGAAAAACTTGTACCTCTTCTAATCGAGGCTATAAAGGAACTAAAAAGTGAAGTTGATGATCTTAAACGCAATGGATAAATAATATTATGGCAGCAAATTTTCCTGATAGTCCGAGTAATGGACAAACTTTTACAAGTAATGGATTAACATTTACATGGAATGGTGAAGCTTGGAAATTGGATCCATCATCGGGAACTAAAGGTGAAAAAGGTCAAAAAGGAGAAGTAGGTGAAAAGGGTCAGAAAGGAGATAAAGGTCAAAAGGGTGAGGTAGGAGATAAAGGACAGAAGGGTGAGATCGGACCTGAAGGTGGATCTGGAGGACCTGGTGGTAAAGGTGATAAGGGTGATACAGGTCAAAAAGGACAAACTGGTGCTGATAACTCCACTAAGGGTGATAAAGGTGATAAAGGAGAACAAGGAACTTCGGTAAAGGGTGAACCTGGTGCTGATAACTCAACTAAAGGTGAAAAAGGTGCACCAGGTGCTGATAACTCAACAAAAGGTCAGAAAGGAGAACAAGGATCTTCGGTAAAGGGTGAACCAGGTGTTGCAGTAAAAGGTGAACCTGGAGCTGCAGTAAAAGGTGAACCTGGTGCTCAAGGTATTCAAGGTGTTCAAGGTGTTCAAGGTGTTCAAGGTGATAAGGGTGATAAAGGTAATACAGGTGCAGCGGGTGGTGTAGGTACATCACAAATTCAAGTATTTACATCAAATGGAACTTGGACAAAACCATCATCAGGTAATATGGTTACTGTCCACCTGTGGGGTGGCGGTGGTGGTGGCGGTCAAGGTTCACGTGGAGCTGGTGGTGGCGGTGGAGGAGCATATGGAGAATATCAAATAAAAATGTCTGATTTACCATCATCAGTAACTGTAACGATTGGTAATGGAGGATCTGTCGCTAGTTCACCTGGCGGGTCAGACGGAACAAGTCTGGGTGGTTCTGGTGGGACAACATCTTTTGGAACATATTTTTATGCATATGGTGGTGCTGGAGGAAGAGGATGTAATAATGGTGGTCCAGGCACACCAAGTAGTCAATTAGCACCAAATCGAAATGGAGGAAATGGAGGTAGTGCAAGAGGCACTGGACAAGGAGGAACAGGTGGATACCAATATGAAGTTCATGCTGGTGGTGACGGATCAGAGACAAACTATGTCACAGCAGGTGCTGCTAATCTAAATGATGTTACATATCAAGGTGCAGGAGGAGGTTATGGTGGAGGTGGCGGACCATATGGTGCTAGTTCAAATTCAGGTGGTAACAACTTAAAAGCAGGTGGCGGTGGTGGCGGTGCTGCCTCTGGATATCATAGTAATTCTGCTAGTGGTGGAAATAGTTACGGTGGTGGTAATGGAGGAAATGGCAAAGGAAGTGGTGGTGATGCACAAGCACCAGGTGGTGGAGGAGGTGGAATGGATGGCGATGGTGGTGCTAGAGGTGAGGTTTGGGTCGTAGTTGTTTAACAATAATATCAAAGTCTATGATATAAAATAATGATTCATTAAGTCCCATATTAATCATTTTTGTCATACGATGTCTACCATCAATCATTCGATATTTACAATTATGGGGATTTTTTCCGACTGTTAATATACAAGGGTGTCTAACGTCACATTTATTATATCTTTCATCATTTAATTTATAATCTAAATCTTTCCCTTTCCAAGAAATATTATTAAATTTAACAAGTTGCTTGTTTTTTAATTCTAAGTATGGTATAATATCTTTTATATAAACAACAGACTCTTCTTCAATAATTCTCCAATCACCATAAATATGATCTAAATCACATAAGTGAAACCCGTTGATAAAATGATTCATTTTTTAAGAAATCCATATGATATATCTATTGTTGAAAAAATTTTTGACGGTGATTTTATCAATAGATGTATTCGAGAATCTTTTAATCACACAAGTTCAACGTCAATATCTTGGACAGAGGCACTTACAAAAGAATCATTTGATGAATCAATAGTTTATGCAAAAGAAAGAAATTATAAAGTTATAAAGAAAGAAGTGGCATCATCTTTACTTCCCACTATTAAAGAAATGACTAATAATCGAAATGTAGAGGAGAGTGGATATTTCATCTATCTACCATCAGGTTGCATGGGATGGCATACTAATTCTAATGTTCCTTGTAGGAGACTTTATATTACATATGCATCGGAGCATAGAAAATCTTTCTTTAGATATAAAGATCCAGAGACAAATGAAATAATAACTGATTATGATGACAGGGGAATTACAATAAGAGAATTCAATGTAATTAACAAACCACCATACTTCTGGCATTGTGTTGGTAGTGATTGCATCAGAATAAGTTTAGGTTATCGTATCAACCCGCCAGAAAATCAGATAAATAATGCAGGTAATTAAAAACAATGGCGAAATATCACATTATTAACACAACTACTAACATTGTAGAAAATACTGTGGAATGGGATGGTGACACAAATAAATGGAATCCAGAAGATGGTTATGTCGCTGTGGGTTCTACAATATGTGGAATAGGATGGAAATATAATAGTGGAGGAGTTGGAATAGGAACAACTTCAGGCGATGCTGATAGCATGTGGATACCACAAGTTGGTTATGCAACTACTATATGAATGAACTTATACAATTGATCAAAATAATTGATTCTGATATGGTGAGTCAATTAAATTCGTATATCGATACTTTAACATTTTTACCTTGTCCCATATTTGACAATGGTTCAGAAATTATGAGTGCTGGTCGAACTAGCAATGGTTTGGTATTAAAAGAGGACGTTGATATTGTTAAAAAATTTCATCAAGCAATCAATGAGGGATTATCAGAATATAAGAAAAGAATAGAAAACATACATGGTAATTTTTCATTCTATCCTGTTCCTGGTGCTGAAAAAACAAATTCATGGAGAGAATCCATACAGATATTGCAGTATGAAAAATCACAAGAATACAAATTTCATCATGACACAGCAAATAATCCTGAGATGAAAGAGTATCATCGTAAAATATCTGTGATCGTATATTTATCACAGGATTTTACAGGTGGAGCAACATCTTTCACGTTTTCAAAGATTAAACCACCACCTGGATATGCTATTATATTTCCCTCCAATTGGTGTTATCCACACGCTGGCGAACCAGTTATTGATGGTGTCAAAAGAGTAGCAGTAACTTGGTATTATAGTGAACAAGTTTGACAATTTTTATACATATGGTATAATAGGTTATTCATATATGGACATGGACGACTTTATATTAAACGTAGAGATTGATTTATGCTCTCGAACTTTTTCTTTACTCAGTGAAAATGGGGAAAAGAGAATTATCAAATGCGATACTATAGATGAGTTTATGAGAGTATTGAGAGTATGTGATCAATTACTACCACCAGAGAGAATAATATACAAGGAATTAGCAACTCAGAAAGATAAGTAATCGATAGTAAGCTAAATAGACCTAGTATTGTATGGTCATGCCATCAAATTTATAGTAGATAAAAAAGATGCCTCTTAATAAGTTAGAGAATTTCATAAAGAACGTTGAAGGTCGTATTCTTTATGTGAATCCAAATGATCTTGATTCAACAGATGGGATTGAAAATCAAGGTAACTCACTGACTAAACCTTTCAAGACAATCCAAAGAGCACTTATTGAAGCTGCTAGATTTTCATATTTGCGAGGTGATGATAATGATCTCGTTGAAAGAACTACAATACTTTTATATCCTGGCGAACACATCGTTGACAATAGACCTGGTTTTGGTATTCGTAATGATGGTGGTGTAGCAAAAGCAGTAAGTCCAGCAGGTGCAGCATCTGGAGCATCAAATACTTTAGAACTTACACTAGATTCTAATTTTGATTTAACACAAGAAGATAATATACTTTACAAATTTAATAGTGTCAATGGTGGTGTTGTTGTTCCAAGAGGAACTTCAATAGTTGGATTAGATTTAAGAAAAACAAAGATAAGACCAAAGTATGTTCCAAATCCCACAGATGTAAATACTAGGCAAACTGCGATATTCAGAATCACAGGTGCTTGTTATTTTTGGCAATTTACAATTTTTGATGGTGATGATACTGGAAGTGTTTATACAGATCCATCAGATTTTAGTGTAAATAATATATCAAAACCCACATTTTCACACCATAAGGTAACTTGTTTTGAGTATGCTGATGGTGTAAACACATTTTCTCAGTTTAGTGGATTAACAGACTTAGACATATATTATAGTAAACTTACTAATGCATTTAATAGAGCGTCTGGTCGTGAAATAGATCAAAAATATCCAGCAGCTCCAAGATCTTTTGCACCTCAAAGACCTGAGTTTGAGATTGTTGGTGCTTTTGCAACAGACCCACTTAATATTACAAACATAGAATCTGGTGATGGTGCAACACCTGGTCAGCAGGTTACAGTTACTACAGCGGTTCCCCATAACTTATCAGGTGGCACTCCAATTAAAATTCGGGGTGTGAATGTACCTGATTACAATATCTCTACAAAAGTAAGTAATATTCTTACAACAACTAAATTTACATATCTTTTACCTTTTGTAAGACCAAATCTTCCAGCAGGTTCTGCTGGTGGATTAAGTTCTGCAAACGCACAGGTATTAGTCGAAACTGATACAGTTACAGGTGCATCACCATATATCTTTAACATATCATTACGTTCAGTATTCGGTATGCAAGGTATGCATGCTGACGGTGCAAAAGCAACTGGATTTAGATCAATGGTGGTTGCACAATTTACTGCTGTATCTCTGCAAAAAGATGATCGTGCTTTTGTTAAGTATGATGCAACTAATAGAACATATAGTGGCATTCAATTCTCAAAACAAACTGCTGAATTGTTATCTTCTGAATCATCATCAACTAATCCAAGCACTGTTTATCATTTAGATCAGGAAGCAAATTATCGAAAAGATTGGAGAACAAGTCATATTAAGGTAAGTAATGATGCAGTTGTTCAGATTGTGTCAGTATTTGCGATTGGATTCCACAGTCATTTTAATATGATAAATGGATCCGACGCATCAATTACAAACTCTAACTCAAACTTTGGAACATTTGCTCTTGCTGCTGAAGGATTTAAGAAAGAGGCATTTGCGAAAGATGATAAAGGATTTGTCACATCTATTATCACTCCACGTTCAGTTGTCACAACAGATCAGAAGATTGAATACTTACAATTAGATATATCTGAGACAACTGCTACTAGATTATATCTACTAGGTCAAGAATCACTCACCGAACCACCTGCAGGTATTGCTCAAGGTTTCCGCATTGGTGCAAAAGTAGGTGAGAAATTATTTGTTGATAAAGGTGGTAGCACATACGAAGCAACTGTGGTTATGTCAAATGGAACCACTGTAGCAACAACTGATACATCAGAAAAATCTTACAAATCAACTCATTCTGCAACAACTGCCACACTAAAATCAGTATTTACTATAATTGGATCACATAATCTACAGAATGGAGAATCGATAAGAATATTTGCAGACAATGGTGATTTACCAGAAAATTTAGACCCACATAAAGTTTATTTTGCAATTACTAATGCGGGTGATTCATCACTTGGTGCTAATCAAATAAGAATCGCATCATCAAAAACAAATGCAGAACTAGCTTCACCTGTTTTCATAAAAACAGTAGCATCAGTAAATGATGAATTTAGCATCGTTAGTCGTGTATCAGATAAAAATCCAAATGATAAGGGACATCCCATCCAATATGATGGCACACAATGGTTTGTTCATACATTATCTACTGGTAATACTATTCATCCCAATTTAAGTTCTTTGGATGATACTGATATAACTTATTTCTTAAGAAGGGATGATGATAGAAGTATCGATGAAAAAATTTACAAGTTGAGATATGTGATTCCTAAAGAACTTGTTAATTCAAGAGATCCAATCGAAGGATTTGTTTTACAAGATTCAAGTTCAACAAACGTTACAGCAGACACTGATTTTACAAAGGCAACTATAACATCAAATGATTATGAATTTGATCGTAATACTAGATTTATTTCACAATTAAGTTTTGATAGTGGCACAAGTAAGGTTACATTACGTTCTGATAAACCACATAATCTTAATGTTGGAGATCAAATTATTGTTAAGAATGCAAAGAGTTCAACTAATACTGATGGTGTTGAAAACAAAGGATATAACGGAACATTTATTATCACAGATCAAGACAATGATAAGGAGGCAAAATACTCCACCACAGATACTTCAGGTGTAATACATTCTGTCGGCACATTTACAAATACAACACATACACGTTCAACACTTCTTCCAAGATTTGATCGTAACAATAATCATGACAATTTATTCATCTATAGGTCTGAGGTGATAACACCTTATATTGAAGGTGTTCAGGATGGTATTTACCATTTATTTGTGTTAAACGGTGATAATGCGATGACTGACGCATCAAATCAGTTTGATACAGATCGATTTAATCAAAATATAGTTAATCTATATCCTCAATATGATCGTGATAATGTTAATGATAATCCACCAGAAGCTACATCTTTCGCTAAAAGGTTCCCAATTGGTGATGTTGTCACTAATGACTTGAAGAAAAGTGTTACGAGAGAAACAGTAAATAAATTCCTTGAATCTTTTGATGGAACAAATACTATTAGTGCTGTATCTGATAGTGGGGCGACTGCTAATTTAACACTTACTGAGAATCATTCATTTCAAGCACTTAAGTTTCATAATACAATAACAGGTGGATCTGGACATACAGATGGAACATATCACAACGTAAAATTGTTCAATACAAATGCATCACCAGCATCTGCAGTGTGGGATGGTGCGACTGCTAATGTTACAGTTTCAGGAGGATCAGTAACTGCTGTTGACATTACAGAGGGTGGATCAGATTATAATAATGGAGAGACTCTATTCTTTGATAGTTCATCGGTGGCAACGGGTGGTATTGCTGGATCACCAAGTGCGTCCATTACAATTGCAACTGCTGGTATTTCATCTTGCACAGGTAATTATGTTCAAGTTACTGGTTTATCAACTGGAACTGATGCATACTACCGTATTAATGGTGTAAGTGAAAGAAATGTAATGAGTGTCAAAAAGACCTCAAATGATGTTATTCTTATTGGTCAACAGGTGATTGATTTAGGTCCTTGGGTATCAATCTCATCATCATCTCATAGTGGAGGAGTAACCACATTTAATACCACAGAAGCACATGGTTTAGTTGTTGGTAATTCATTCCGAGTATTGAATGGAAGTGATGCAAGTCTTGGAGATTTTGTTGTAAAATCTGTAACTGATGTCGATACATTCACTGCAAATACTACATCGGCACTCACATCACCCAAATATATTCTAAAGCACGGATTATCAGCGAACGAAGCATTATCATCAACAGATGGAGAGAACATAGGAGTCAGAGGATTATCAATATTTGATCATGAAACATTAAAAGTAAATGAAGCAATAACTGCATCTGATTCAGCATTTAAGGTAAAATTACCTGATGGTGGAACAAATGCTACATCTATCACAAAGAGATTCCCACTTGGATCTTACATTCAGATAGATGGTGAAATAATGCGTGTTGCATCCAGCACACTAAGTGGAGGAGGTGGTGACGAGATATCTGTTGTTCGTGGTGCATTAGGAACTATTAGTTCTACACATTCAATCAACTCTAAAATTAAAAAGATAAAACCATTACCAATAGAACTTCGTAGACCATCTATATTAAGAGCATCAGGTCATACGTTTGAGTATCTTGGTTATGGTCCTGGTAACTATTCAACTGCATTACCACAGTTACAGAACAGAACATTATCAGAAAGAGAAGAGTTCCTATCACAGTCACAGGAAACATCTTGCGGTAATGTTGTTTACACAGGTATGAATGATAAGGGTGATTTCTATATTGGTAATACTAAGATTTCATCATCAAGTGGACAACAAACTACATTTGATATTCCAATTCCTACAATTACAGGTGAGGATCCCAATAGGTTAAGTATAGTTGCTGATGAAGTTATAGTCAAAGAGAGATTATTAGTCGAGGGTGGCACATCAAAACAAATTCTATCCCAGTTTGATGGACCTGTTACATTTAACAACAATGTAAGATTATCTGATCCAACAAAAGAATTTACCACAGTATCATTAATTAAAGCACAAGATGCAAGATTTAGAGATCAACAAGAGTCAACAAGCACTACTACAGGTGCAGTCGTAATTGATGGTGGTGTTGGTATTGGTAAAAGTTTGACTATTGGTGGAAAAGTTACTGCCCCAGCTTTCTTTGGTGATGGTGCTGGTTTAACAAATACAGGTGCATCATTAAGTGAACCAACAACAGGCACTCAACGTGTTGTAGTTACTGACAAGACAACAGACAGAATGATAACTGCTGCTACAGATAGTACTTTAACTTATAATTTTTCAACAAATACTCTTAAAGCAGATAATTTTGACGGAAACATAAATGCCTCTCTACTTACTAGTGGCACAGTTCCGATTGATCGTCTTAGCACAAGTCTTCCTGCTGATAAAGGAACAAATACATTCTTAGCTGGTGACAACACATTTAAAACAGTTGTCGTTGCAATAAATTCAATAGCTAATGATGCTGCTAATCGAGTTTTGACATCAGATGGTGATAATACTGCTACTGCAGAATCTAATTTAACATTTGATGGGACAACTTTAGGTGTAACTGGTGTTGCACAGATTGACAATATTAAGATAGATGGTAATACCATTTCATCAACGAATACTAACGGTAGTATAAGTCTTTTACCAAATGGAAGTGGTGATGTTATAATTGGTGATGGAACTGATAATGAAATACATTGTAAAGGTGATATAATTGCTTTCCATACCTCTGATAGGAATCTCAAAGATAATATTACTCAAATACCTAATGCTCTTGACAAAGTATCTTCATTAAGTGGAAATACATTTACATGGATAGAGGGATCAAAACATGGAGGTCAGAGTGACACTGGTGTAATCGCACAAGAGGTCGAGGCACTTGGTTTACCTGGTCTTACAATAACAAGAGAGGATGGTAAAAAGGCAGTTCGATATGACAGATTGATACCTGTATTAATTGAAGCAGTCAAAGAGTTAACTGCTAAAGTTAATGCCCTAGAAAATAAATAAATAACTAAAAAAATAACTGATGGCGAATATTAAAAAGAGTTTCA